TGTTTTAAGATATCATCTCTTGTAATAAGATCATTAAATATTATTGAATTTAAATCTATGTTTTCCATAATAAAAAAGAGAGGGCTTTTACACCCTCTCTGTTTTTATAGTTTAGATAGTCTACCAGTCGTCGCCTTCTAGAAGCTCATCTGCTTTAGCAGTTGCAACTTCTACTTCATCTTTCACTATTCTATCCATAGCGTCGATGCTGACGGCTAGTTTTAAACGTGTTTGATTTACATCAACACTCATAGATTCTACAAATGGAACCCAGCTACGAGGCTGAATATATTGTTTAGGAGCATTTACAGTACCATAAGTAGCGAAAACTCTAAACTTACCAGCATTAGCTAGTCCGTCTTTAATATACTTCATAGCTTGGTCAAGCAATTCTTTAGGGTTATTAGCCTTAAAGCCAATCTGATGGTCAGCACCATATACAGCGTGTATAATGTGCTTCATAGATTTACCTTGCTTTTTTACTTGTTCATCCACAGTACTATACTGTGTGTCTTTAGTAACATACCAATATGAAGTAGAACACTCGCCACCATTATCATCTGTAAAAGTGATTTTATAATCAGGAGCGTTTTCCTTATCATCTGGTTTCTTTTTGTAAACAGACATTTTAACATCGTTTACTAAACCTGCTACACCACCGTTAAATATTACGGCATTTCCTCCAGTTGCGGCATCAAAACCGCTGTCATTTAAATCGTACATAAATTGTTTTTAAAAATTATTACCATTGATTATTACTTACATCTTCAGAAGGAGTTAATTCTAATCCTTCTTCTACAGTTGGATAATTTACATTACCTGTAGAATCATCTAAAATTTCTTCAGTAGAAGAATTGTTTTCTTGATAATTTTCTATAGAAGCTTCTTCTTTTATTAATACTAAAGTATTAAGGCCAGGAATATCAGAAACAATTTTAAATTCATTTTCTACATTATTAGATAATTTTAATATTTTAGAAATAAATTCAAAAGTTTTCTTATCACTAAGAGTACAAGTTTTAGTTAATTTAAAACCTGCATCTCCGTCTGCTTTACGAACAGCTACAATAGTTCTATCAGCATTAAAGCCAAAAGAAATTCTATCTTCTCCTTGAATATTTAGTAATTCTTGTGCAGCTTTATTAAAGCTAAACTTTCTACCTGCACCAGGCTTTGACAATGCTGCCATAGTCATTACAGGATAATCATACTTTTCTACTTTTCGCTGTCTTTGTGAGGGCACAGCATCCCATACGAAATTTTCCATTTCTGTTGTTTATAAATTAAAAATTAAATTGAATAATACTCTCTTATTGCATTGTTAACGACAGTGAGATCGTTGTCGATCTCATCGTTTTCAAACATTTCGAGAGGTGTTTTACAAGTGTCGGAACCTGATGATACAGTTCTAAATATATGCCTGTTAGGCTTGCCAGGAGATTTAATAATCTCTGTGTACAGAACTATAGTGCTAAAAGACTCAGGAACAAATCTTTCTAACATTTTACCTTGAACTCCAATACGTTCAGATGCAAAACCTGATTCATCATAATGTGTTTCAGGATGCGCCATAAGATATACTATGATATCATCACGCATAGAGTCATTAATAAAATTGATTAGGTCATATTGGTTAGCAGCCATTTTTGACCATTTATCGAAACCTTTCTCGGATCTAAATTTTTGACTCATAACTGTATCAGTCATAATACGAGACCAAGTGTCGATAACTACCGTCTTAACATTTTTTAGTTCGTTTACTTTTTTCAAAGTAGCTAATACTATACTAATGTCAGACGTTTTGCGATAATTACGCTTTTCCTCATTATAATTTTTGCTAAACTGTTTAAAAGGTAACGCCTTTTGATCGGTGTTAATTATTACAGTTTCTTCGGGATTTAGCTTACGTAATGAGGTAGATTTACCCATACCTGATTTACCAACCAGGAACACTAATTGTGCCATAAAGTTATTGTTTTTTGATTAATTACTACTATGTAAATATAGTCATTTTTCCCTGTATTTACAAGGGATAGAGAGTTAAAATTGCTTAATTTATTTCATACGTTTTTCTGTTTTTAAAGGGTTAATATTAGATTAAATTTTATCATACACAGTTACTAATAACTGCTCTTGAAAATGTAGAATTTGCTCTACTGTTTTCCATTCAGCATCTCCTATATTTTTCTTACAAAAAGCAAGCTCTATATAGTGACCATTGCTTAAGCCTTCCATAGATAATTTTTTAAGACAAGACTTTAAAGCAGAATACTCAAATTCATTATTTTTTAAAGATGTATAAAAGTTTAATACACTAGCCGACTGTGCTATATTAGCAACAGAATAATCTCCTAGTTTATATAAAGCTGGTAGAGGAAATGCTTTATGCACTTCTTCTATAATTTCAAACTTTTCATACAACTTTTTAGATAACTCAGGCCTTTCTTCTTCAGCTGGTTCTTTTGAACAATTAATATTGTTAACTAATAGAAGTATTTTACCTTCTTCGAAAGCTTTACTAATGCTTCCTTTTTCTTTTTTTACAATTGGCATAATTGATTAATTTAATTTAGAATAATAATCGTGAACTTTCTTAAGTTCTTCAGGCTTACCATAAACTTCATTAGCTTTTGGTAATTGATAATAAGCACCTATCTCGCCTACAAATAGGAAGCTTGCTAGTAGATTTACATCACCGTCACGGTTCTTACAAATCTTAGCTAGTCTATAACGATTTTTGTATTTTGTTATGTCAAATCCGAGACACTTATCTACACCATAATAAAACGGACTTGCTAAACCTATTACAGTATTAGCATCCTCTGAGACATTACCAGTGTTTTTGATGTCACTTAACATAGGCATCCAATTATCTCTTTCTCTACGGTCCATAGCTTCTGATGAACGATTAATCTGTGATATAACCACAGGACTAAAGTTGAACATATTTCTAAAGAACACTAGAGTTCTAGATGCTTTGTCGATAGCTTCTTTTAGAGAGCTATAATTATTGTAGTTTATTAAACCTATATGATCTATTACTACAAGAGTAATTAAACCAGGATTATTAGGTTCATAGCCTACAATAAGCTTATTGTTATCTCTAATAACTTTACCACGTTTTTCTGCATAATCCATAAGATCTTTATACAAAAACTCTGGACTAAGTGTACTACGATAGTGCAAATACTTATCTTGTATTTGTCTCATTCTATCTTCGTATTGTGGTATTAGCTCTGCTACTTCAGGACGTAGTGTTTCTCCACCTAAACTTAGTATTTCATTTAAATTAGTCAATACTCCGTGTTCACGCCACATAAGATTAGCAATATGTTTTGCTATCTGATGAGGCGGAGGTATCTCTAGAGAATAATATATAATCTCTATGTCATGGATGTACCCAGGGTTTGATTGCAAAAAATCTATAGCGCCATAAACATAAGTTGAATTTACAAATGACGTTTTACCGACACTTGTACCTGCGAAAACTAAATCGTATCTACCTGGCTGTATATTTTTTATATGATTACTTAAGGTTGTAAACCCTTGAAAAGGTATACCTGTATTTAATCCTCTCTTACCACGTTCTATTGATTCTTTTAGTTTATCCCAATACTTAATTTTTGCTGTCATATAATATTTAAATTTGATCCGAATTCCAATCTTGTTCTTCCACTCCTTCAGGTTGTATAAAGACTTCCCATTGTTCCCACATAGAATTGTTAAGAACAGTTTCCATGTTAGGCAAGTATTGAAGTTTATTAGCTCTTTTTTGTTGAGCTATAAAAGCTTCAGTTGCTTTAATTGCTAATTCATGTTGAGCAATTCTTTTGACTCTAGCAAGATATTTCTTTTCATGTTTCTTAGCAACTTGAGCAATGGAACCAGAGGCACGTAACACTCTGGTTCCTACTCTTACAGGATAACATTGATAAAATTCCCAAAAGTTAATTTGATCTCCACGTATTCCAAACAATTTTTCAATCTTGTCTGTAGAAATAATCGTATCCATAAATAAACCCCCTTGGGATAATATATATGGGGTATCTTTTAAGGATTCTCTTATATCAATTGCTTGATCTTTACCGAAAATTTTCTCAATATTAGTATAGTCTTTATTATACAGAAGTTGTAGTAGAACTAGCTGATTCGGAGTCAGGGATGACCGCTGGAGCAACTCCAGATTCATCGATATTTCCATAATTTAACTGATTTAAAAAGTCTTCTAAGTTACAAATAATTACCTTATTTTTATCTATATCACCTAACCTTTTTTTCATCCAAACTTCTTCTTGAGTCCCAGGAGAATAAAGGTTTACAATGATTGCTTCTTTATCAGGTTGCATACGGACAACTCTACCTAATTGCTGTATAAAAGTACGTTTAGTAGAATTAGAACCAGCTATAATTGCTAGCGAACAATCAGGAACGTTGAAACCCTCGTTTAGTGCTTGTACACTGCTGATATATCGCACCTTGGTGCGTTTGTCTTTGAACCTTGCTACTATGTCTTTCTGTTGTTTCTTGGTTATTTTGCTGTGAAAGCTCATACATATATCACCAAGCTTTTCTTGCAACAATTCTGCAAATTCCACAGTGCCACTAAATATAAGGCCGTTACGTTTACCTACAGCTTGGATAATATCATGAGTAGCTTGCGCTTTATTGCTATTATTTAAACATATAGTCTTACGCTTTCTCATAGATGCATAATATTGAGCCGCTTTACCTTTCTGTTCACTAGTACCGCTTTTAAGATGCTGTTGTGCTTTTCTAAATGCATCTCCACCAAATCCTAAAACTGCAGCAAAATGCTTAAAAGTATTATTAGCTTTATCATATGATTCTTGCTCATCTTTAGGCAAAGGCACAGCTACATTGTACACAGTATACGGTGCTATCCATCCTGCTTCTAAGCAATCATCTACAGTAACTTCATCAATTACTTCTAGATAATCTAGAATAATATCATGAAGTCCGTCTTCACGTTCTAAAGTTGCTGTTAGACCTAATACATACTCACAATCTGCTACTTCAAATATTCTTTTGAAACTATCAGCAGCATATCTATGACATTCGTCTAAAACTAACATGTCATAGTTACGAGGTTGCTTTATAGCAGTATTAATTACTAACACATCGGCAAACTTTACTTTATTTTTAGCTAGTTCTGCTTCCCATTGTGCTTTTAATGTAATAGTAGGCACAACAACTAGACAGGATTCTATACCTGCTCTATCTACCATACCTTTAATAGCCATAATAGCAGTATAGGTTTTACCGAAGCCTGTAGCAGCTTGGAATATACCTCTAAAGTTATTCGCTCGCCATTTTTTTAGTACTTCTATTTGTCTTTCTGTTCTTGTCATTTAATTGTTTTTAATTTTTAATAATATCCCAATGTCTTAACTTTATGCCCCGCCAACTATATTTCAGATATTTGAGGTACTAGGATCGATTATTTTTACGGATATTTTCACCAACATTTTCTAGCTTTCGCCAACCTAATCCAGAACTATGTACATTAGTGACATTGGGTATTATTAATGTTGCCAATATTTTGTTATTTCAGGTTCAGCTTTTAGTTTTACTGTTTTACAGAAAACATCACCTGCTTTTTCCATACATACTTGAAGTACTTTACTTATCTCATTCTTGATATCCTCACTGCATTCTACAACCCACTCGTCATGAACTACATTAGGCATTTTAACTTTAAATACTAAATCATTTTCTTCTAGATACCTAAAGAAATATATACCTGCTAGTTTAGTGATATCTGCAGATGAACCTTGAATAGGATAATTAAGTGACATTCTTTCTATATCACCTTTCTTAATAAAATATTGACGTACTTTTGGTTTATAATATTCTTTAAATTTCTCAGTGTTTCTTGCTTTATGGTCTCTATAATCCGACCAGAACTCTGGATCTTCTTCTATCTCAGCAGTTAATCTTTGAAAGTCTTCAAAGAATGGTATATAGCACTTACGACCACTTACCTCATTAAATTGTATATAACCTGATTTTAATGCTTTAGTCTTTTCTTGCTTAAAATAATTAGCAAGACCAGGAAAAGCTTTAAAATATGCTTTATATACTTCTTCGCCTCTAGTCATAGAGATGTTAAGATTTTGAGATATAGTTATACCTGTACCACCATAGTTAATTGCAAAGCCTGCACCTTTTGCTATCTGTCTTTTCTCTTTATGATCACTTTTAATATCATTAAGAGCTAAATCAGCTAGCTCAGGAAATATCTTAGATGCTACAAATGAATGCATATCACCTAAGCCTTGAGCATAGAAATTTAATAAGTCCGTATCTTTAGATTTATTAGCTAATACTATTTGCTCTTGACCACTATAGTCACTAACTATTAATGTATTACCTTTCTCTGATTGAAAACAACTTCTTGTTCTTGTATCAGAAGGTATATTTTGCATATTAGGCATTTGAGGAAGATTGTATTTTTTATTAGCTTTTTGACCAGAAGATAAACGACCCGTATTCATTATTTGTGTAAAATTAGAATGTATTCTTCCTGTTATAGGATTTATATAATTAAACCAATTTTCACCATATGTACTTACAACTTTATGTTTTTCAGTGTATTCTAAATAAGTACTAATAATAGGATGTTTATCTTTTTGCTTAACAAGAACTTTCTTATCTACAGAATCTTTCATCAAGCCTGACTTTTTATCTTTAATCTTAGTATCTACACCAAGAGATTGCATAAAAGGTATAACTTGTTGAGACGAAGACCAGTTTATATTACACTTAACACCGTCTTGAAATAAATCAAGCTGTGAGTCTATAAAGCCACTATATGTCTCAGGATTCTCTAGTATAAATAGATTAAGCTTTCTTGTTATTTCCATAAGATCGCTATAATCTTGATTACACTTGTTTTGCCAATCTTCAGGATTCATATAAAAGCCACAGAATTCTATATAAGCTAGTACTTTCACAAACTCATTGTCTAAACTTGCTGTTCTTTTTAGCCCTTTCTCTTCTAGGGCTACTATTTGCTTTCGTCTTATCTCGTGGAGATATTTTACGTCGTCAGCTGCATATTTTATTACTCTAGAGCTCAGTCCTTCTTTGTGTATATAACCTCGTACAGTTTTATCAAGCTCTATTTTACAGTATTTATAAGTCACTGCATCAAGAGATTTTCTTACTGTATCTATACCAGTAAATAATATTCTTTCTACAAGAAAACTATCATATACTTTCTTCGGAACTATTCCATGATAATACAAAAATCTTAAGTCAAACTTAGCATTATGCATTATTAGTTCTTTCTTCTCAAGAATATCCTTATATTCTTTAGGGTCAATAGTAGTACAATCGATTACATATTGTTTGTCATTATCGCCTAGCTGCATAGATAACAGCTCACAGGTATAAGGATCCATACCCATAGTCTCGGTGTCAAAACCGATTATGTCTAATGTTTCTAAATATTCTAGTGACTCCTCTATAGAAGACATAGAATAACCAGCAGAGTTAAACATACTCTGCTGATTGCTTACTAAATATATCATAAATTATAAGGTTAACTTAAATCAGACAATAAATTGTCTATTCATTATATAAAATATAGCCTACTGCAAAGCATAGAGGCCCGAATATTGCCATCATTGGGATAGCATTTACTTCTCTTGTTCTCCATCTTTTATGGTAGTATCTATTACGCTTACTTATCCAGTAAATATAGCCATATATTCCTATATATAGCCACGATATTATTAATAATGTTATCATAATTTTAAGGTTTATTGTTCAATTGGTAAATCCATTGCTACAGCTTGTATATGAGATTTGGGCAAGTTATACTTAGTCATAAGCTCAAGCATCTTTCCATTGCTCATTTTGGTTAATAAACTGGATTCATCAATAACATATTCTTCTACTTCATTTGTTTTCGGGTCTATATCCATTAATTGAAAGAAATACCCTTCTGCATGATCAAAGCCATATGCTATAACTTGATCGCTTTTTTCTATTACGTGTCTACTCATTTTTTTAAAAGTATTAATTGTCTAACTTGTTTACCAAACTCTGTATCATTAGGATATTTTTCATGTAATTCCATTACTGATTCTCCTAAATGACAGAGAGTAAACTTATTTTCCATTATAGTTTCTTTTATACGATCATAATCATGTTGATTACTATCTACACTTTTTACCTGTCTGTGTTTATTTAAATCTTCACTCATAAGCCTAACTTAAAAATTATTTCTACTAAACGTAAAATCATTAATCCATAAAAAACCCATGCAAATATTCCATAAAGTTTAATTCTTCTCCAATTCCAGTGGAGTTCATGTTTAATTCTTCTTTTCATAATTTATTCTTTTATTTCTGTTTTATTTAAGGGTATTGCTACTAATCTACCACCATAACTACTATGATATACAATAATCTTATGGTCATCTATTATAAACGTACTTACTTTTGCTTCATGGTAATTTGATTCATCTATGTACCTTTCTACCTTGAGAGGTTTTGCATTTGACCAATCTTTTTCATGCTGCTCTAATCTTCCTTTCTCTCCACACCCTACTAATAAGAGTGCTACTAATAATAATTTATTCATTCTCTTTTATTTTATTTCTGATATTACTACACTTTTCATAGTCTTCTATATCTATAAAATACTCCAGTGTAACTAAAGGATCTTCATGGTTCTTTGGTAACAAGAACGGCCCATCTCTACCTAATTCATCATACGTTGTTTCTCCCATCAATAACTTATAGGAGTTTTCATACGCTTCACTCATCTTTGTTTTGGTTTAAATCATCAATCTTTTCTACAATATCATCTTTTAACTCATCAGTTAAAGTTTGTAGTGGTAGATTATAAATCCACTCTATTAATTCTTCTTTACTCATCTTCGTTTTGGTTTAAAATTTATCTAACTCATCTTTTGAAGATCTCAAATCTTCATATACATCAAACTTTTCAAAATATTGTTCTATAACAAAATCTCCCATACAAGAATATTCTTTACATTTTTCTTGAAAATCTTCCCAGTTATATATATTCCATTTACGCATTAATACAGCATCATCTAAAGTTAAATTTTTAGGTATTTCCCCATTATTTGCGTTACATATATCTATATGCAAATCTTTCATTTTTCCCATATCTTATCTTTTAATGCTTTTCTTATTAAATATCTGATTGTTATAGCTACATCAGTATGTTCTAATTCTTTACGAATTTCTACTAATTTATTTCTTTGATCATTAGTAAATCTTACTTTAACAAAATCTCCATTTCTTTTCTTCTTTTTTACTTTATAAGGAGGAAATTCAAAAGGATATTTTAATGCAAGACTTTCTATATTATACATATAATCAGGCTGACCTTTATATTTTGCAGGTAAATGCTTATTATATTGTACTTTAGCACGACTAATATTTACTTTACTAGCTATTTTTTCTTCTTTTAATCCGAATTTAAAATACATTAATGCTATTAAGTAAGATCTTTTATCTACTAATTCACGTAAACGTGAAGAAGTATTTATTTTTTGAAATTCTTTAATAATATCTTCTAATTTATAATTATCCGACTTCATCTTTATTTAGTTTTTCTAATCTTTGTTTAATTTCTTTTAATTCTATTAACATAGCTTCACTACAAGCTTTATAAGAACCTGCTAAACTACCTATAGAAGCAGCTATTGATGCTCCTTCTTTTGTTGCTTTTTCATATTCCTGTTCTATTTCAGGTAATCTTTTTTCGTAATAGCTCACTAAAGTATTTATGTGAGCTTGTATTACTATTTTTTCTACTTTTAAATCTGTTATTTTCATCTCATCATTGCTTTAAAACAGTTATTACTACATACTTCGTTCATCTTATCAACGGGAGCTCCACATTCGGAGCACTCCCATTGATAACTACTATCTACAGATAGTAATCTTAATTCTCCATTACACTCTATACATTCTGTAAGAGCTTTAGGATGTTCATCGAACACTTCTATTTCTTCACATTCTGAACACTTATATTCATATCTTGCCATATTATCTACCTCTTGCTACATCACTTAGCCATTCATAATCTGGTTCTTCATCAACTTGATTTATTTTATCATATAAATCAGCTTTATTTTTATCCATTTCAGCTTGGATTTCATCTATTATTTCTGCTATATCTGCTAAATCTGTGATAATATCATTAGCAATTTTTTGAGAGGTTTTATTATTCTTATTCATAAACATTAAGGTTAAATTTTTTACTTAAAACAAAAAAAGACAGAGCTCCTGAGAACTCTGTCTTTGTCCAATAAATAGTTTATAGGCTATTACCCGTTAAGTGCATCTGCAATTGCAGCACCCGCACTTGGTGCTTTACGAGTAGTTTCCGAATAAACTTTGTGTTGTGGTTCACCAGCAACTACACTTGACGTTACATAAATATACATTCCGTCAAACATAATGAAGTCACCATCTTTTCCAGCTCGTTTTGCACGAGTTTCAAAGTTAGCCACATCATATTCTGAACCTTCAGTAGACTCTGTAATTTGAATATTAAGAGCTACATCAGGGTGAGCTGCTAAACGAGGATCAACTTGACCTATTTCCAATGTATCACCCTCACTTAATCCTTCTAGGCTAATACCAAACTGCTTTTCGATATCAGACTTTTGACCAGTAACCCAAGCATATCTTGGTTTTTGTTGGTTAAATCTGTCATCTGATGCATTAAGTAAACCTAGTACATTTTTAGGAGCAACTCCTGTGTTAACAATTTGAGAAAAAGTTAATTGTACTTTTCCATTTCTTACGCCTCTGGCGCTTTCTAAAACAATCTTGTCCATTTTTGGATAGTTTTTAATAATTAATAAATATAGATTTTTGTGTGTTTTAGATCAGACTTATAAAGTCCATAAGAGTATAAGTTCACACATACTTATACAATTGCCTACTATTATTTTTTTGACGATGCTAATAGCAATAGCTTATTAAAATGTTATACTAAAGACTCAATTCAATGTATGGTCTTTCAAGTATATCGAAGCCAAATTAGGACTCGAACCTAAAATTTATACAACAAAACTTTATTTACCATTTTTTGTGTATATGTTTTACCGTTAAACTACTTGGCTTACCTACCTCAACTTTAAACTTAAAAATTTAGTTAGGGTATTCAACAGCACGCATTATTCCTTGGCATGCTAACTGGAAATATTTACTGGAACTATCAAAGGTTCCAACTTTTTCAAATTCGATTTCTTCAGGTATTAGACCTTCGTCTAATAGATTCATCATATAGTTTTCTTTTTCTAGGATATTATTTTCCATATCCGATTCTGTAAATAGATTTACTATTATTACGTGGGAGTCGTCTAATACTGCTGTTATTTTATATTGATATATCAACATAGTATCAAGTTTTTAAATAAGACCTAGGATTTTACTCCTAGGTCTTTCTGTACTATAAGTACTAAGATAATAAATTAAACGTTATCATCTTCCAATACTGTGACACTCTCCCCAGAGTCACCGTATGCATCACATGTTACATATCCTGTACCACACGATGTCAATAAACTTGCAACTATAAATATAATTGCAAACCAGCTAATAACAACAACTGCTGGATTTTTCATAACTAAATTTTTCATTTTTCGAAAATTTAAATTAAACAATAAGACGAGCAGTAATATTATCAGGCTCATCCGTTCTAATGTAAGCTACATCTCTATTAGTAGTTACAAATTCTTCTCCATTTCTATAGTACGTATACAAATAACTTCTCTCTTCAATCATAAATAAAATTTTAAAACTCTAAACACTTTTATATTATATTCACTAGGAACAATTACATCGTAATATAAATCTTCTTTAACAGGTCCTAATCCCATATTGTGAACACAATAATATCTATCAGTATCTTCAACCTTTTCGTCAATTAGTATACCAATATGCCAATCCTGCCAAATTATTACATCACCTGGCATCCAAGTGTCATATAGTCCTAATTCAGCTTCAGGAAAATGTAATTTAAAATATTTATGTAATATTTTTACACGTCTGTGATCAATATTAGCATCAGGTTTCAATCCATATCCTGGTTTAGGTTTAGGATAATAATATTTATGATTTTTAACTACAGATTTATGTACGTGTTCTTGTAAATCTATACCAACAGCTCTAAAAGCTCTAATAATTACATCAGTACATACACCAATATTCTCAGGAACATCTCCCCAAGGATAATCTATAATTCTATAGCTTCCATCATAAGTTACATTTTGTGTAGTCTGCCATTTAGCATTTGCACATACTTTACTGATTTTTGATTTTTCGTATTCTCCCCAATCAATGGAAGATTGGGAATAAGATATCAATCCTATTCCCATCATTACTATAAGCAATATATTTTTCATAATCATTCAGTATTAGCTACTATTCTACAGTCATCTACAACTTCATTATCTACTAATCTAAAACATTCATTATACTGGAAGTTTCCATTAGTTTGAATATAATATAATATTTCTTCTTCGTAGCAATGTTCATAGACAAATACTTCAGCTGTTTTATCTTTTATTACATAAAGATAATACAAATCGCGGTCATCATTTTTCTCATTCATAGGCGTGACTATACCTAGACCCAATAAATGGGTAAAGATTAATTTTAATAACATAATTTTGATTTAAATAAATAAAATAACAAGGTGCGCTAGATGTCTTAGTAGGTTTTATTCATGCGATGATGACACCATACCTTGTTTGTCTGCTTAATACCCCTGACTTTACAGAGCCTAACTCGGAAGTTAGATTTAAAATAGATTTAGTATTTTATTTAATACATACAGGTCATTCGCTAAGAGTATAACAAGGAGCAAATAAATGCTTCCCACTATATACTCTAACCTATGTTCTTTTCTAAACATATTTATACTTTTCATTTGGATCCATAGAAAGATAAGATATTCCTAATACTATAAACAATGTTGTAAATAATACTGATACCATTATCAAAGCATTTGCTCCATAAATATCGGTACTAGGTCTAGCAGCTTCATACAAAGCTGTTCCTGCCATAAGACCGCAAAATAAAGTAATCATAGCTATCAATTTAGCTATAAATGTCTTTTTCTTTGTTTTCTTTTTAGGAATAAATTCGTTTTCTTGTCTAGCAATAAGTTTTTTAGAACTAAGTTCTATACTAAAACATATAATGTGTAGTAAAAACGTTGTAGTTTTAATTGCTTTTCTTGTAGAATCTACTTTTTTATAAGAAGTTCTTCCAATTGCTAATCCTATAATAGGAAAAGTTGTTATGCTTAATGTAAACTTTCGATTTAAAATGTTCATAATATATGATTTTTAATTTATAATTACAGTTTAATAGTACACAAGAACTATCCAGGAATTCATGCTCATCTGGAGTCGATATCATTCTTAATTAAATAAGTATAGAGTGTGCTTCTTAATTTACAGATCTATTGATACAAGAAATTCAATTCTTAACATTCTTGTGTACTATACATTTACCATTCAGCAGTAAATGATTTAGTGGCAGTAATAGGATTCGAACCTATACATTCCAGACCCATCATAAGAGCTATCATTCCTATGTGGTACTGCCATTTTTATGCTTCTTCTTGCGATAGTACTTAGACTTATCACGATAGACTTGCTTTTTGCAAGCCTCTTGAATTTCTTGTTGTGTTACTACAATCTTTTTCATAATTATTAATTTATTTAATTCTACCAACTACTTCACGATAATGAAAAGTATACATATCACATCCACAACCACAACCATCAGATCCGCCCATTTTAATGACACGTTTATTATCATAATCAATTTTATACTCAAGATATTGCCACATATATCCGCTGAACCAATTATGATTACGAACACCTTTACTTTTGTTTTTATAATCAACGTAGTGTTCAGCTTTTTTTATTGTATTGAAAACAGTCATAATAATATGTATTAAGTTATAAAATAAAAAAGGCAATGATTAGGTTAGTCAGCTCCACCAATAGGATACTACATACTAAAGCCGAAGCTATATTTAGTATGCCTAACTTGTCGCTCATTGCCAAAAGCGAAACATAAGATAGCATTGTCTCCTGATTTTAGACCCTATTCTTATGATACTACAGGTAATTATAAAATTGAGCCATAACAATATAAATCGCTATGGCTCATCAATGCTTTAAGCATTAGGGTTGGCGATGTTGTCTAACTCCGTTAGAACTCCATCAATAATGACTAACTGATACATAATGTTATAAGTAATTATGTTATTATTAAACTAAAAGATTATTTCTTCATCATAATAGATCCATTCTAGATGTTCACAGCGCTATCACCTGCGTGAAGATCCTTACTATTATGATGAAGACAGAAAGAGAAAAGAGTGTCAGATAACTAACACTCGTGTGGTACGCATCATTTGATACGCACCACCTTGCCCACGACACGACCATCGTACTCCTGTGGGATGATGTCCAACTCGTCGCTCCAATCCTCCTTGGACTTGCCGTACTGCTCAGCTTTCGCTTGAGTAACACCGTCCAAGACGAACTCGAATCCCGTTAGACATTGAGAAGCCACGACTTCATCTCCCGTGACTTTAGAGAACATCAACATTCGCGTGCCCTTAGAGGATTCAACAAAACGTTGGAATTTAATCTTTGCTTTTTTAGCTTTTGCCATAATTGAAAATTGAACGTAGGGAATGGTTTGCCCCCGCTCACTTTCAACCCAGGTCGTTGACTGTGCTAGTTACCACTCTTACAAAATTTTATAGCTCATATAAAAATACGGGGGGTATATTCACCAATTAGAAAAAGACTACCAAATAAGAATAAGTGTAAAAAATAAAATATCAGGCTATAGACTAGACTACTACTGACACACAGAGGATTTAGGGTGGTACTAAAAATAGTACCTAAAACGCCCTATAGGTACTAAAAATAGTACTTTTGTACTAGTTATTGTAATATATTTATAATATCTTTGTACTATGGGAAACAGAATAATAAAGAAGCGCAGTACTAAGAAGCAACAGTTTGATGTGGGTAAGTATGTAAACGCAGAGACTGGTGAATTATTATCATCAGAACTTGGTAAAGATAAGATGTCAGTTAATATAACAGAAGAAGGAGAGATGGTAGTCATTACTTCTGACGATTATATTGTACTAGATGCTAAAACAGTTAAGTATTTATCTAATGAGTTATCACGTACAGAGATTAATTCTATGCTTATGATGGCTACAGATCTTAAAACGCCTCTAAATATAGTGTGGAATGGCTCACAGCCTCATAGCAATAAGTCACTACAGAAGTTTTTAAACTATAGTTCTAAGGCTATGTTTCTAAAGTTACTTAGTAAGCTTATGAAAGTAGGAGTAATCTATCAGCTTAAAGGAAAAATTAGAGATGAGGTTAGAGTAATCTACATGTTAAACCCATACATAGCTAGAAAAAGAAAAACCATCGATAAAGAAGTATTTAATGTATTTCATCCTTTTATATAAATATTATAATAATTAATAATATTGTACAAGTTATTATAAAATTATTATATTTGCGTTATGATATGTGTTAGCCTAGATACTAATGACAGTATTCTTCTAAAGTCTAAAGACAGAAGTTTCCATGCATTATTCTATATAATACGACAAATGCCTAATGAGGTTTGGTACAGTGACGGTGTAAACAAACAAGAGATCTGTGACGAGTTGAATATCTCTAGAGCTGCTCTTGAAAAGATGTTAAGCTCATTGACTGAAAGAAAACTGCTAGTTAAGATATCAAGAGGCAAATACACATTATCAGATGAATTAAAAGAGGATTACTGATGGAAATTGGAGAATTAAGGTCAGAGGATCTGGGAGAAATATTAGAAAAGTCACGGGTCTTAGAAGATAGATTTAAGGATTATTGTAGACAGCAGAATAAATTCTTTTATTCTAAATTATTCTTAGGCCCTGACAAAGTAATAATGAAATGTTATTTAATAAACAATGAAGACAGCAGAGAAATTAAAAGTAGCTAAAGAATTATTAGCTACAGCTTTTGTAGTAGCATCAGAAAAATCTACAGCTTCAGGACTTACGTTTAAGTATAAGTCATATCCTGAAGAAATAAAAGAAGAAAAACATATATTTAAAGCATGGCATGTAGACATCATAGTTGCTGAACTCGGTCACGGTGAAAGAACTGTACAACAGTTTAGATTACCTAGACCAAATAACATAGATGCAAAGACTATGGAGTACCATGCAATTATAGAAGTACTTGCTACTCTTACACAGGGAGCGCTTATTACTTGGTATGAAGTAGCTAAGATGCTTGCTACTGATAAAGAAATGCAGAAAACAATTATTCATGAAGCAACGAAAGGTCCTATCATTACCGACAAATAATAAAATTATATATCGTCAGATATTGGCGTTTATGAATTTTATGCTTGGACTTACTCCCCAGGAGCGAGATGTATTAGCTGAACTGATAAGTTTAAATAACGAATACGAAGCACTGCCTGAAGAGAAACGAGCTAAGTTTATTTTGTCTACTGATGTACGTAAAGAGATCAGAGAAGATTTGGGCATTGCTGAAAAACAATTTAATGTAATCATATCTAAGCTTAGAAAGAAGACTATGTTTAATAAGCCGTTAATAGACGATAAAAACATATTACATCCTGAGCTGAGATATAAACCTGATACTGATGGCTATCGAATTGAAGTGAATTTAGTTATGACTGCTAATCCTCCTAAAGAAGAAAAGCCTGTTATTAAAGAAAAAGAAAAGAAAGAAGAGGTAAAGCCTCCTAAAGAATATAAACATGATGCTTCTAAAGCACCTGTAGTGGAAGAACAAGAATTTGATTTTACTATCGAGATCCCTGATGAATAAACAAAAAGAGATTTTAAAAAAGATAGCAGCTGCTCACGGTATAAAAGTTTCCCAGGCAGAAGAAATATGGAACTTATTAGGTTCTAAAATATCAGAGGTAATTAGTAGCGATCATAAGACAGAAGGATTATTTGATGAGAACAAGTTTCCTATAATACACATAGATAACTTTGGAAAGTTTGTTCCTAATAAAAGAAAAATAAATCATGCAAACTATTGCATAAAAAAGAAACAAAATGAATCTAACACTTGAAGTAGTTGTAGACAATAAATTAATGTTAGTGACTTTCTATAAAATAGATGCATTAGCTAAACATCATAATGGAAGTTCTATTATAATTTTAGGAAGTAGAGAATATCATTCTGAAGTTCCTTATAACGAGATGTGGGAAAAGCTTAAGAAATTAAATTATGAAAGCACTATACGAAAATAATTTCTGGGACATGTATCCTGAGTTAAAAATCATTAAAGAGTTTAATGAAATATATACAAAAGATAAATCTAAGTCTAAATCTAATAGCTCACGATTAATGTGGGCTATTGACTTTGCACACAATCCTGAATCAAAGTTTTTTAATATACCTGATAAGTTAGATATAATTAAAAAAGATTTTCTTAAAGATCCCAAATTTAAATGGGAAGATGTGACTGACGTAGTAGACTTATACAAATCTATGGTCCTTTCAGATGCAGAGCGAGCATTAGTTAATTGGAACGAAATAATGACGATGAGAGATAAGTCACTAAAGAAACTATACAAACAAGCTTTAGATGTACAACATATAGCAGAAGTCGACACAAAAATTTTAAAAGAAATAGATACTATGTTGGCTAATACAGCTAAGTTATTTGATGATTATAAAAAGATTAAAAAAGATTACGAAGAAGAAAAAATAACCAAGAAAGGAAAGAATATAGTATCTTTAACTGAATCAGGAGAAATATAGTTATGGATAACATTTGGGAAAATAAACAAAAAATATTATCAGGAATTAAAAACCTGATATTAAAAAATGAATTTATAGAAGAAGTAGCTGAGGCTAGAAATACTATCTGCTCAGACTGTGAACATAAGTCTACAAACTGTGCAGCTCTTATTTCTTCTTGTTGTTCAATCTGTGGATGTTCTTTAAAATTTAAAACACGCTCATTAGAATCTTCTTGTCCAATAGATAAATGGCCAGCATTAAATGATAAACAATAAGAACTTTAGATTAGATGAGATACCACAATTCCATCCTATACTAGAACATTATGAGAGACTTTCATTTTGGAAAGAAGAAAAACGTAAATGTATAGAAGGATATTGGCAACAAGGCAAATGGATGCCTGGGCCGCTATACTATTACATAAATTTCCATAACATACAATTTGAAGATGATTCATCTGTATCGCAAGCATTTGGCTTACCGTTCTTACGTGATATAGATTGGGAACTATTTTTAATCTACGAAGAATGCCGAGGATTCTCAGGCTTTACTAATGACAAGAAATATACATGTGATCGTAAATACGGTCCTGAAAAAGAATTAGCTCTTAAGCTACAACGTATAACTAAAGAAGAATTAAAGAAACTAGAATACGTACCTGCACGAGAATATCTTAGAAAGAACCACGGTAAGAATCTAGGAAAGCCTCTGTATAAAAATTCTGCAAAACACTTTATAAGTATCCAGGCACGGGGATCTGGTAAGAGTTATTCGACATCGGGGATAGCCAACCATAATTTTTTATTTGATGGGGCTACAGATTATAACGATTATTTAGCTAGAAAGAAAACTAAAAACTTTTTAGCATCTGATACAATTATTGGGGCTATTGATACTAAGTATTCGATACCTCTTATGAAAAAAGTTACAACTGCATTAGATTTATTAGCGGGAGATTTTCAACTAGGAGACGAATATTATCCGTCGCCACTATCAATATCTCACACAGGTTCTTTTATGGCTAACAGAGAAGCAACTACAAGAACAGGCTCTGTGATGCGACATCGTACATTTAAAGATAACCCGCTAGCAGCTAACGGAACACGGCCTAACTTAGTAGCACTAGATGAGGTTGGTTTCATGTATAATATAAAAGAATCTTGGGGAGCAATTGAAGCAACACAAGCATCTAAAGCAAAAAAGAATCTTGTAATATGGGCCCTAGGGACAGGAGGATTAGTATCTGGAAAAGCTGCACTATACGCAGAAACTATATTTAGAAATCCTCATGATTACAATTGCGTAGAGTTTGAGGACATATTTGAAAATAGAGGAACTATAGGATACTTTGTACCATACTCTCTAACACTCAATGAATTTAAAAAAGGCCCTAACCTTATTACTAATGAAGAGCTGTCTAGAGTATTTATAGAAAGTAAAAGAGACGTAGCTAAAAAGTCTCCTGATCCAACAGTATACCAAACTGAAATAATTAACGGACCGATGTTGCCGTCGGAAGCTTTCTTAATTTTAGAAGGAGCATTTTTCCCAACACTACAATTAAAAGAGCAGCTAGCAGAAGTTGAAGGAGGTAAATATGCTAAGTTCCAAGATGCAAGTTTTAAAGGTATATTATCATTTAACGATAGAAACGAAGTAGAGTTTAGTACCATTCAGGATCTAAAACCAATAAGAAAATTCCCATTGCAACGTAATGACGATAAGCGAGGATGCGTAGAAATATGGGTAAAGCCTCAAAAAAATGATGAGGGCGTAGTTCCTAGAAATGTATACATAGCAGGAATAGACGTTGTAGATAAAGATAAGTCTACTACTGACTCTCTTCCGTCTATATTTATAATGAATAGATTAACAAGACAACTTGTAGCAGAATATACAGGTAGAACTTCTGAAGCAAAAGATTTTTATGAAATCTGTAGAAAACTTCTGTTATATTATAACGCTATAGGTATGTATGAGAAAAACCTTATCGGTTTATTTAATTACTTTGATCGCCATAAGTGCACATATTTACTTGCAGACACGCCTTATCAATTGCGGTCTTCTGATACATATAAACAAACTGGTAACACATCTAAAGGAATTAACGCATCAGCAACTGTTAACTCAGAAGGACGTAATATGGTTAAGTCTTGGTTACAAGAAACTACGTCGATTAATTCAGAAACTAAAATTTACGAAACTATATATTCTCCTGCACTTTTAACAGAGCTAGTTATGTGGAACCCACAAGGCAACTTTGATAGAGTATCTGCGTTAATAATGCTTATGTGGTTAGATTCTACTATGTATAAACAGACAGAAAAACGTGTAGAAGAAGTTAAAACATTTCTAGATAATGATTATTTTTCTCAGATGGGCGTTTTAAAAAAGAAACCTACTGGAACTATAGATTCAAATTTTTATTCATAGATTTGTAAAAATAGAAAATAATTATTATTATGGCCGACGCTCTAGATAATCAAGGTTATATAAATTTTCCACGACAAAAATTATCTGATACACAAAAGACAGATAAGTGGTATAAAAAGAATATAGACTTCGCAGAACATCTTTTAACATCTGATGTCAATCTTAGAAACAGTTTTAGAAATAAACGTATTAATTATAATCTACGTTCTAATGTAATCTCTCCTAGAGATTTTGAAAAATTTATTAATCCTGATAATTTAGATCTCGATTCACTGCCTGCGACTTTTCAACACATCGGTATTGAAAACACAAAAATTAATTTATTATTAGGAGAATACGCAAAGCGTAAGAAAGAGTTTAAAGCTTATATTTCTTCAGGCGATCAAGAAGGTATTTCTAGAAAAGAGCAAATTTTAATGGAACAGATTAAACAAGAGATGATGGGAATCATCCAGATGGAATCTATTTCCGAAGAAGAAATACAAAAAAGATTACAAAATCTTGAAAGATATAAAAATTACGAGTTCCAAGATATAAGTGAAATCGTAGCTAATAAAATCTTAAAAAAAGAATACAAAGAACAAAACTTTGATTTTGAATTCTTAAGAACATTTGAAGACTTACTTACAGCAGGTGAAGAAATAGTATATTGCGGTGTATTAGGAGGAGAACCTGTAATGCGACGAGTAAATCCAATGAACTTATATACTCTTGGCGGCAGCTCTATGTATATTGAAGATGCAGATATTATTGTAGAATACGGATACAAATCTGTAGGCCAAGTAATCGATGATTATTGGGATACTCTTAAACCAAAAGATATAGACTTCCTAGAAAAAGGAAAAGTAGACACTGCTATGGATGGTGGTGGAGGTGTTGGCTTAAATAGAGATATATCAATATTTGATTTCTATGGAGAAGCTGGAGCATTAGATATATTTCATCCTAATGAAGCAGGTGTTAGAACTTTTGCAGGTGCATTTGATACATACGGCAATGTAAGGGTTATGAAAGTATGTTGGCGTTCTAGACGTAAGATTGGAGAGCTAACTTATTTTGATGAAGAAGGTGTGGAGCAAAAAGATTGGGTTCCTGAAGACTACAGACCCAATAAAGAACTTGGAGAAAAAGTAAAATGGATATGGGTAAACGAATGGTTAGAAGGAACTAAGATAGCTGACCACATTTACACAGTAATGCGTCCTGTACCATTTGCTAGCAAATCATTAGTAAATAAATCTAAAGGGACCCCACCATATATTGGCTCTGTTAATTCCACAAACGATTATAAAGTCCAATCTCTTATGGACGTTATGAAACCTCTCGCTTATTCTTATGACATAGCTTACTACAAAAGAGAGCTCGAAATTGCCACGTATAAGGGGTCCTTTACTGCTATTAACTCTGCACTTGTACCCTCAGGATGGGATCCAAAAGAGTGGATGAGATACGTAACTGTAAATAAGTTTGCTTGGTTAGATCCTACTAATGAAATCCTTAAAGGCCCTGCCCAAGGTAAGTCTGCAGGACAATTTAATCAGCTTACTGCGCAACAAGTTAATATAGGAGATCCTAATGCAATAGGCATGTATACTAATTTACTAGTCGACATAGAAAATACACTAGGCAAGCTAGCTGGTGTTTCTGGAGCACGGGAAGGACAAATACAAAATAGAGAAGCAGTAGGCAATGTTGAAAGAGAAGTTGCACAGACATCTCACATTACAGAAAAATGGTTTGCTATAGACCAAAACTTTAGAAAAAGAGCATTAACTAAATTTTTAGAATGTTGTAAATATGCATATAAAACTAATCCTCAAAAAGGGCAATTCTTACTTGATGACCTTAGTCAGCAATTTATTACTCATTTCGATGAGTTTGCCTCTACAGAGTATGATTTACATCTTTCTAATTCTAGCAATGATACGCAATTGTATAACGACATTAGAGCGTTATCTCAAGCAGCTATTCAAAATGGTCAAGCAACTATTTCGGATTTAGTAGCTATATCGCAATCTGACTCTGTACAAGATATTGCTAAAAAACTTCAAAATTCTGCAGAAAGAATTAGAGAAGAAAATAATAAAATGCAAGAGCAACAAATGCAACAACAACAAGAAATGCAACAAGCTCAAGCACAACAAGCAGAAGCTGAAAGAGAATTCGAAATTAAGAAGCATGATGATGATATAGCTGTTAAGAGAGAAAAGATTCAAGCAGATATACAAATAGCAGCTATGAGAGAAGCTAATAATAATTATCGTACAGAATCAGGTTTATTAGATTCTGACGGTAACGGTATTGCTGACGAATTAGATTTACGACGAACAGAAGTTGAAGAGAAAAGGAATGATCAAAAAACACAACTAGATCAAGCTAAATTAGACGAGACTATTCGAAGTAATCAAGCTAAAGAAGAAATTGCTAAAGAAAAAATGAAGCTAGAAAAGCAAAGAACTAAAGCAATCAAAAACAAATAAAGCTATAGCACTATAGAACAAAGCTATAAATATAATCGAGTTTAATTATAAAAATAATTTTAATATTGTAACCAAATAAAGACAGCAATTATGAGTGAAGAAAAAGATGATCTATTTGAAGGACTTCAAATAATGTCACCAGAAGAGCTTAATTCAGTCGTGGAGTCTGAAGAAAGCGAAGAAAAAGAAGAAACAAAAACTGAGGAGGAGAACTCAGAAATGTTTCAACCTGTAGAATCAGAAGAAGGTGAAGGTGCTTATGAAAACACTGACAATCAAACTGAGTCTAAAACCGCTGCCTCAAGCGAGAGGAGTGAAGAAATTTATAAAGGATTGATTAAAGAATTAGTTGATGCAAATATTATCACTAGTGCAGAAGCTGATAAATTAGATGAATTAGAAGGGTCATTAGATACTATTAAAGAGTTAATGACTAAAACGGTTCAAACTAATTTTAAAGCAGCTGAAGAACAGTGGAAAGCTAACATGCCTGCTGCTAAAAAAAGATTCTTAGAAATTGAAGATGCATTTGATGAGACTGACCAAGCTATTATAATGGCACAAAGGTTAGAATTTTTTGACTCTGTAACAGAGCAATCAATTAAAGAAGATGAAAATCTACAAAAAGAGATTTACTACGATCTTTTAAAGTCAAAGAATTTTTCTAATGAAGAAGCAGCTGAAGCAGTGCAAGATGCAATAGAAGTTGGTAAGCTACAAGACAAAGCACTTAAAGCAGTACCTGAGTTAAAGAACCAAGCTAATGCAGTAGTTACAGAAGCTAAAGAATATAAAGCAGCAAGAACTAAGAAACAAATAGAAGAACAAAATAAAGCTTTTGAATCTTTAATTAATAATATAGATCAAAGAAGTTCTTTTATAGATGGTATCAACCTTAATAAAATAAGTAAGGAAAAAATTAAGCAGAATATTCTAAACCCTGTTTATAAAGATAATAAGACAGGAAGAGAATATAATAGTTTAATGTATAAGCAAACTAGAAACCCAGTAGAGTTTGAAATGCTTATAAATTACTATGATACTTTAGGACTGTTTAATTTAGATAAAGAAGGTAAGTTTAAACCTGATATTTCTAAACTAAAACAAGTAGCTAAAACAAAAGCAATTAATGAATTAGATAAAATAATTGCATCAGAAGATAGAAACGTAGGTAAAAATACTTCCGTAGAAACTTCTCAGAAAACAAGTAATATATTAGATATGCTCGATAGAGCAATGAAAAAGTAAAATAAATTTATACCGTTAACAAATAATACAAATCAAAAATGGCACAATTACTTCCATTACAAAAGTAT